CCTCCGGCCAAAGTTTTAGCTAGCCCTGTGAGTTCTGCTCCAGCACCCTGCGCTCCCTTGGCCCATGCTCCCGGTGTGAATACTTGCGATCCTATTGTAGCCGTGTCTTCGGTCAACTGACCTATCTGCTGTGCAGTCTCATCACTAGCGCCTAAAGCCCCTGCTGTGGTTTGAGCCGCTTCACCAAGAGGTTCGCCAGCTATTGCTCTAGTAACAGACTCAGGTCCAGCCCACCCCCAGCGTATACCACCCATAGCTAGGTTGCCTAGACCCTTTAATGTTTCACCTTCTGATAGTTGATCTAAACCTTTTCCGAATGTTTCTCCACCCGCGGCTACTTCCTGCTGATAGATTTCAGGAACACGGGTAAGTGGTTTGGTCATTTGACCCCATGCTTCAGACAAACCTTCTCCCACATCACCACCTTTCGATGCTGACTGAGCGAGTAAAAAGTCTTCTAGGTATGCCGATCTCTGAGCATCAGGTAAAGTCATAACTTCGTCTGGCACTACTAGCTTATATTTTTTACCCTCGAATGTAAGAGTAATCCTCTTAGCCATACTACTGTACGTCCTCTACTGATTCTATTTTTATGCCGGGCGTTCTAGGCTGGGTTCCTTCCTGCTGTCTGCCAGCCGCAGCGGTTAATGCATTCAATCCGAATAAGCCAGAGGCGGATGTTTCATCCTCTTTCTTTTTATATAGCCGCATTAACTCTGGATACTTTTTCCATAGCTCCATTATCGCGTTTGGTTTTTGGAGTATCTGCATTACATCTGCCTTCTCCGCTTCGTCAAGACCCGCGTCATCAAAGTAAAATGGTATATCTACTATAGCGGCCTGCGTTGCCCTTCCACCAGCATCAGAAACAGCGGTATACCTTCCATCATCTTTTGTATACTGTTCATCTGTAATACGAACATTTTTCTTGGCCTTGTTATCATATACCCAGAACTTAGATGTAGCGGCTTTAGGAAATAAAGCAGAGAATGCTTTAGCTTCCTTGGGAGAAACTCCTAACTTAGCGGCTCTCTCAAGAGCCTCACCATAACCAGAGGGGGGATTAAACGTACCATCCTCATTAAACATTATGGATTTCCAAGCGCCCTGTAACCTATCTTCCTGATCAAACTTTTCTATAGCATCTAGTTTTGCAGTGGCAAATTTTACATATGCACTAGCCTGAGAGGTTCCGCCAGTTAGTTGAGCAACCGCGTTCATGATCATAGCTTTCCTAAATATGTCACTTAGGTTTTTCATGTAAGCGGCCTTTCTTTCGCCGGGCTTTCTAACATAATCACCCCATGCCTGCCATAAACCCGGATTCTCATTAGCCCTTGCAACGTCCACCGTAGCCTGTTGATTATCTTCTTCTTTTGGTAATTCGTAAGGGGGGTTATCAAGACCGGGGCCGGGCCATCCTGTAGATGACTTACCTACTTTCTGTAAGTTTCCGGGTAGACTTGGGTCTATCTCTTCTTTCTCTACTATTTCTGATTCTTCTACATCTTCTCCACCCTTCCATCTGAAGTGTTCTTTAGTAAAGCCAAGTTGTTCAGCTAGAGTGGGCGCTCTCCTGCCTGTTGCTTCTTCTCTTTTATCAGCGGCCTCTTCTCTCTCGTCCTGATCCCTAATCATAGTGTCAGCATAGGCACTATCTCCCCACTTTGTGGGGCCAGTTAAGGAATCTAAAATCCCCTTCTCTTCGACAGGCCAATAACTAAACTCATCTCTAGCGGGATAACCAGCTTCTGCTCTCTGCTTAGAACGGCCATGCCTCATCGCATCCTGTATCATACCCTGAACCGCGGCATCGCTACTGGCTCTTGGTTGACCGGCATCATCATCCTGACCATAACCAAGGGGGATTCCTTCTGGAACAGGCGGTTGATTCAAAGCTACTATTCTTGGGTCAACCTGTGCTATCTGCTCGTCATCTCTACTTGGTGGGGTAAGCTGTGATCTACGCATTCTTGCGTATCTTTCCAATGCACCCTCTACGGCCTGTTGTGTAGGTGCGGCAGTACCCTGCTCCTGCCTAGCCCTTAGTTGGGCCATATCATCATCCCACATCCCCATGCCTTTCTCATTCTGGTCATCATCCTGCCCATAGTCAAATGGGATATCGCCCAGAACTCCACCTGTTATTGTGGTTACTTTTTTGGTAGCTACTTTAGGGTCTTCGGACTCAGTTATAACTGTCTTTACATCTTCCTTAAATTCTTCCTGTGGTTGTGGCGTTCTTCCGCGCGGAATAAAAGCAGGTTCCTCAGTTGCTAACTCCACACGGCCAGTGCCAAACGGATACTGTATTGAAGAATACTTATTCATAATGGCCTGTCTATACAGGTCCATCATACTTGGGTTATCGCGCCAGTTTCGGCGCTTCTTTTTAAGCCAAGGGTTAGCCATTAAAATCCTCCACTATATCTATCTCTTCTTCTCTTGGGTAACACCTCTTCCCACCCCGGATTGGGGGCCATATCAGATACTGGAAGACCCTGACCACCTATAGCTTTAAACCTAGCATTACCACCGCCAAGACTTACAGCGCCCGGTGCAGTTGGTGTACTACCTGTTCCTGAACCCATAGAGCCACCTAATGCAGACCAGAAGTCTTTGTCTAATCCTGATGCTGTTTCACTAAAAGATGCAATCCCCTGAGATGGAGAAGCCCCCATTCCTACAGAAGGTCTACCTGTTTGAGCAACCGACCCGCCCGGATTGATATACCCAACCTCACCAATAGCAGCCATTGGATTACCAACAGTTCCGCTCTGCGTTGGATTAGATGCCATATATCCGGGGTTAGCTTTAGGACGCATTGTCATTAAAGAGGTGCCAGAATTTCCCCCAAATAACTTTTTAAACCAGTTGAACATTTAGAATCCACCCATAGCCATGGGAAGAACAGACCCTAGTATAGAGCCTATACCACCCTGTTTAGGCACGGTTGATGTAGTAGTACCACCGTAATTACCTTGAATCATTGCCATATAATTCTGCAACGCCTGCTGTGGTGCTTGTGACTGATACTGATATCTGGCTTGATCTCTATTCATAAGTTCCTGACTCATAGCCCTTCTAGCCGCGCCAACCTGCCCCATCCTATCGTACATACCCATTGGAGCATTCATTACTGTTGGATACATCTGTTGTCCAAACTGCTGTTGCTGAACACCCATTTGTGCTGCTGGAAGACGCATACCCTGTGCCGTTTGGTAAGCACCAGCATACATATCTGCAAGAGGTTTTGTAAGTCCTGACTGAACGGCATTAGCTATAGCTTTATTCTGTACAAGATTACCACGGCTACCACCACCCGGCTGGTATGTCATAGTCTGTTGCCTTAGTCCGGGCAATATATTACCTTTAAGGTTACCCATTACCTGCTGCTGTAAGGCATTTGCTGTACTAGAAAATGGGCTAGCTGGTCCTAAGTCTACTTTACCAGCTAATAAGTCTGCTGTCTGTCTTGGGCTGAATCCGGTCTGTCCTGCAAGCGATCTACCTAAAGCACCTTCTGCACCCATCTGCATACCGGCTGCCCGTGGACCCATTGCATACCCAAGAGTAGCTTGATGCGCCGCAGTTTGAGCAGGGTCGAATCCAGCTAGTGTTTCGCCCGGATAATACTCAGGAACTCCCTTATTGTACATATCCTTGGCCTGCCTAAAGCCTTCTTTAATGTAAGGCTGTTGTGCGGCCCAAGGAACCGAACTCGTTTTTGTTGTTGTTGATCCGCCTGCCATAATTTATTCCTCTTTAAGGCGCTGGTTGCGCACCGTAATATCCACCGGGGTCTATCTCACCTATGTCAAAGCCCAATCCCGTTGTATCTACAACGCCACTGCTATCCATGTAATCATCTTCCGCTATATCCTGCATAGCCTGAATCTGTGCTGCTATAGCCGCATTTGCCGCTGCATTATAATCCGGGCTTGCATAGGGATTAGAAGCATCAGTACCCCACGTAGGATCAATCATTCCGGGGTACGGGTCTTGATAACCTTCAGTTTGAGCGCCCTCTGGAAGATGTGTAAGGGGTGGTTTGACTGTTGCTTTAGGCTGGTACTCAGGTCTATTCACATCAATCAATCCAGTAGATGGCGGTGTGTATTGCGGCCTACCAACTGTAAGCTGTGGAGGAGTGTAGTTCCATATATTTTCTGGAACATACTGCTGTTGATAATCAGATGTCCAAGGCTGGTAATCAAGGGGTATACCAGAGATAGCTTCAGGTGCTTCATATTCCGGGACAAGCATCGGATGGAACTTATTTTGTTTATTACCGGGATCATCCCAAGGTGGTTTAGCCCCATTGTCCTTATCATCGCCGGGTTTCTTAATGGCACTAGATAACCAAGACTCAAACCTAGTCTTACCCTTGGAGGGTTTAACATCTGTACCGCCGTGATATGTGCCACTTTTTAGAGCGCCGGATTCAGCCGCATGAGCGCGACCAAAAGCTGCTTTTGATGTAGCACCTCTCGGTTTCCAGTATGATCCCTGAGTACCAGCTGGGTCTGACTCAATAGAAGCCCATGCTGCTTTCAAGTCAGGATGAGAATCTACATAGGACTCGAACTTAGTATTGGATACCTTGGGTTTATATTTCCCATATTCTTTTGCATAATCAAATTTTCCGCCAAAACTCATATCATTGCATCCTATGTTTTAAGTCTTTTGTGTAGACTATATAGTTAGACTCCCAATCGGGCAATAGCTTTTTCCACCCCTTTCTCCCCCATAACTCTAAGGAAGAACATCCCGTTCTGATAGCGAAAGATTCGAGCATCGCTTGAAATTCGCTTAACTTCTCATTAAACTCTGACCCCGATAATGATATAACCCTAAGAACTTTCTTCTGTGGGTATGGTATTATTTGAGTTATCATCACAGAATGAAGACTCTTATCCTCAGTAGCTATCCATAACTGCATATCACCATGAGTTAAAGGCTCTAGAAAATCTTCAGACTCAACCTCTCCTTCAGTATGCTCCTGAACCTTGTCAAGTAATGGGGCAACGTGTTCCCAAACATACGCAACATCTTCAGGGTCGATAAGCTGCGCCTTCATAAAGCGGTCCATGTTGTACCATTATACCAATATATACCTTCTGCTCCCAAAGACTGACCCCATGTGCCAGTTGTTGTCCCGGCTGCATATCTTATATCACCGGCTCTAGACTTGCTTGGCACTGTGTAGGTTGGCTCTAACCTAAAGGTATCTAGATTAAAGACGATATCTCCCAACCTATTCAACTCATTGAAAAGATAGTCTGGTAAGTCTGTTGGTTCAACAGGAGCCGGGTTAGGTGACCACCTATTTACAGATTTAAAATCTTTGGGGCTATAAGACATTAACTCACCAAGAATTTATGAGCGCCTGAACCCCAATCACCACCACCAAGTTCCCATTGCTGCTTTGCTTTTCCCATTTGCCCAAGACCAGCAAGTCTTTGCGCCTCTGCTAACCTACCTCTACTAACCTGTTGATGCCCCATGTAAGCTGGCGGAGGTGGTGGTTGTGTGGTACCGATATTAGTCGGAGGTGTAGGTGGTGATTGAATCATACCACCGGGATCAGGTCTAAGTCCGGGAATATTTCCTCCAGTTATAGGCTGGGGAGGAGAGTCTATTTCATCTATCTGACCGCCTAGAAGACCACCGGGTGTCCATCCGCCTGCTGTTGGAGGTGGAGTAGGCTCGTAACCCATCGGACCATCCTGACCCATAATTCCGGGTCCATGTTGACCCATAAGCCCACCCATCTGCGCTTGGGGTATATTATACTGCTGTTGCGCCCACTGCATTTGTGGTTGGGAAAATTGACCCCCGCCCAGCTTGTATTGCTGTGCCGCTTGCCCCCAATTACCTTGGTCCGCGAATTTTTGTGCCTGCGCTAATCTACCACCTGAGACACCACCAAACATATTTTGTGATCCCATTGAATTAGGATGCTGTGATCCTGCTGCCATTTTAATAACTCCTTTTTCCTCGTTTGCCCCTTGGTTTAACATCAAAGGCTAGACCGTTTAGTTTCCAATCAAAGTCACCAGTAGACTCAACCTTTACCCCAAAGTATTTTCCAGATGCTCTACAAGAAACCTTGGATTGAGTGTTGGGGTTAAACAAAACTGGACCCTCCCATGTTACAGCCTGTTCTGTAGACATTTGATGACCCACATACACATTCACAGAGTTGCTACCAGACACTTCCAGTTCCGGGTAAACAGAAGAAACATACTTAACTATAGATGGATCACCTAGATCATACCCTGTCCTCTCTATGTATGAGGTCATGTTAGTACCATCCTTGGTGTTGCCGTGGTTGTCTCTATACAATTTAGGACGAGCTACCTGACCACCAGAGGTGTAAGTAGTATACCCAGTACCATTTATGCCGGATAGTTGAAATGTATTTGTAGTTGCTCCGGCTACAGTATAGGTGTTTCCATTTAACTCTACCATACCCCCAACACCACTAATTGCTATAACATCTCCATCACTTAGTCCATGAGAGGCAGCAGTAATAACCACAGGATTAGCCTTAGTTGCCCCCGTTATAGAAGCCGCTACCCCCGGCTCTGCAAACACTAGGTTCTCAGAAACATTTCCATAGTTAGTTGAACCCCAAGCGCCTGAGCCAGCATTCCAGCTTCCAGTAATATTATTCCATGTAGTTCCGGCAGTTATCTCTATAATCCCTGATTTTATATGGGACGCTTCTGGTAAATCCCTAATACTAAAGGTGTTAGTCTTCCAATTCCATATCACAGCTTTATCTGCTGGGCCACCAGAAGTTCCTGACGTAGAGGGATATGCCGCTATCATCTCGTTACGAACATAATCAGCGGCTACAAAGCACCTGTTAAAGTTATCATCATCGCCATCAAGATCGTTAAACACTGCTCGTCTTAACTTCTCTGGAAGTAGTGGTGTTACCTGTTGGCCATTACACAGATAGAAATCAGAAAGCCCTATAAAGAAATGACCACCCTCAAACTCAGCTACGCAGTTTTTAGAAAGGCAACCTATATTTGGAGACAACAATTTGAATGAAAATATGTAGGGCGTACCAACATAGTTCATAATGTAGATAGCATCTTTCTTGTAGATCAGAAAGGAATCACCTAGAGGCAACCCATCTACTATCTCTCCGGGTGTGTCTGCTAACTGGTACTCACCAGCATCAAGAGTGTTATCCGCCTCACTCCAAGTTGTTGGAACATTTCCGTAAGTTGCTTCAGTAGACCACTTCACAAGTCTAGGCTCTTGATTAGTTCTATCCCAATTTAAGCCAACAAGGAATGTTCTGAATGATCGAATCACCTCACACTTATTAGAGGTTGCTGGCCAGTTTCTTAACTCCCTAAAAGGAGTCGTAAGGCTTGGAACACCACCATTTAAGGGCCAGTATTGAGGAGTATCATAACCATTAGTTGCTATGACAATCCCATTTAGGTTAGTAGCTGTCCACTTTCTTGTGGTTGTATTAGCGCCATAGTTATTATCGGACGTAGATGTATTAGCTATAGGCGTAACTATTGACCCAGTGGTATGCTCTGCTGGAGTGGTAGAACTAGCGCCTCTACTACAACCTGTTAGGTCATTACTGGATTTTCCGCTGTATGTTACTTCCTCATATCCGTTAGAAGACCCATCAGCTATAGCCTGAGAACCCATTGCGATTGTTCCGCTTGCCGGGAACCCACTTGCATCCGCCAGGGTTATGGTTGTCACGGCATTGTTTATGGTTCCGTTCAAAGACCCTGTTGCCTGTCTAACTACATCAGTCCATGTTGACCCATTCCATACTGCAATATCTGTATTGCCGTAAGCGATCCAATAGTAGGTACCACCAGCATCCAAGTAAGGTTGTATATAGTAAGGAGCAAACGGGCAGGTAGCCATCACCTCACCATAACCTTCTATTTTCTTTACACCATTATCGAGAAACCTTATATTGTTTCCGCCAGACCATGCGTTAGGCGGGAGATTATAAGGTGGTATATCCTCTATAATCCCCACTCTACCCACATCTGTTATGGGTACTATAGGCATTATTCTATTCTATGCCCTGTAAACCACGTTGCTGTGGTTGCACCGTCTACAGTTTGATCACCACCACTTTCTTGATGCACCCAAACCTCTACATAGTCGGGGGTTCCTGAAGCAGATAAGTCCAAGGCTGCCTCCATTTGCATAGTGGGAACACCTGTATTAGCTCCTGAATCATAAGCGATAAAATAGTTAGCATATCTAAACAAACTACCATTCTTGTAAAGGGCAGCAGCATTATCGTATAGCACGTTTCCTGTTAGTTTAAGCGCGAAATAGAAATGGTATTTCCCTGATACGTTACAAGTGAATTTGTCTGAGCCAAATACAGCGCCAGTATCCCACTCCTCAGTGGGCCAAGTAACTTTAGTCCAAGTTCCAGTAGCAACGCTACCTTGGTTTGTTCCGCCCTTTGTTACCGAAAATGATCTGTATCCAGCAGTAGAGCCTCCAAAGGTACCAGATGCCCAAGGTGCGCCAGTGTTTATCTCTACCCAAACAGGGGTAGACGAGGTTGAGGCTGTGTTTATCTTTAATGTATTAGCAGAGGTATCGTACCAAATCGTACCTTTTATCTGAGTTGTAGGGGCCGTAGCTTTTGTGATTATGGTCGTAGCGACCTGATCTACATCTGGTAGACTATCCTGTACTACTTTTTTGATAAGCCTAAGATGGTCATCTCCTTGTGAGATAACGTCCGATCCGGCAGGATTTGTATCTACCAGTTGGCTAATGTATGTTGCGCTTTCTAATGCCATAGTTTAACTCCAGCCTAATGATACTGCTTGTATTCTAGTTGTCTTGCTTGCGTCTTGGTTCAATGTTTTAATTCGATACGCCATATTCCATGGGGATGTAATCGTGCTAGATATTGTTACATCATGTGATGTCGCTATGTTGTGGCTTCCGGTGCTACCTTCCGAACCAAGAGCCAATGCTGTCCATGTACTGCCACCATCTGCGCTTATCTCAGCGGTAAGGTCTGTATCTAATGTAGTTGTTCCTGCGCCATTGGTGTAAGTCAACACAATGTCGCCCTTTGTTGGGGCAGCCTGTGCTGCAGTTGTTGTGGATATAAGCGTCATGTTTGCTCCCACTGTGCCACTGGTTGGTCTGCGTAAAACTACGATTCCAGAACCACCTAAAGCACCATTACTATCATTTGACCCATCACCACCACCCCCACCGCC